ACAAGATTTCTTTACTGTCAAATAACATAGATGAGCTAAAAGAGTGGTTAAAAGAAGAAAAGACTGAATATGTTGAACCTGTAAACGTCGACACAGGGTTTGTTCATGTAGAAAAGTTTGAAAAGACTGAAGAGATGCTAGAAGAAGGAAAAAATGCTATAAAAATGCTTGAAACTAAGAAAAAAGAATTTGAAGAATTACTAGAAGATGTAAAAAATGGCAACAAGTAAGCAAATAAAAGACCAGCTTAGAGAAGAATACGTAAAATGTGCGCTAGATCCCGTGTATTTTATGAGAGAGTACTGCTATATTCAGCATCCTGTACAGGGAAAGATGAAATTTGACTTATATCAATTTCAAGAAAGAACATTAAGAGACTTTAAAGACCACGATTATAATATTATATTAAAAGCAAGACAGTTAGGTATATCAACACTAACTGCAGGTTACTCTTTATGGTTGATGAACTTTCACGCAGATAAAAATATACTTGTTATTGCTACAAAGCAAGAAGTTGCAAAAAATCTTGTTACAAAAGTTAGAGTAATGCATAAAATGATGCCTGACTGGTTAAAGCAAGGCTGTGTTGAAGATAATAAATTGTCTTTACGCTATAAAAACGGCTCACAAGTAAAAGCAATATCGTCCACAGGTGACGCAGGCCGTTCTGAAGCGTTGTCACTGTTAGTTATGGACGAAGCAGCATTTATTGCTAACATAGACGAAATATGGGGTGCATCACAACAAACACTTGCAACTGGTGGTAAATATATTTTTCTATCAACACCAATTGGAATGGGTAATTGGTTTCACAAGACATGGTCAGGTGCAGAAGAAGGAACAAATAAATTTAATTTTATAAAATTACACTGGACAGTACACCCTGACAGAGGTGAAGCTTGGAGAGACGATCAAAATAAATTATTAGGGCCAGAAATGGCAGCGCAAGAATGTGATTGTGATTTTATAAGCTCTGGCCAATCAGTTATACCTGCAAATATTATAAAAGAGTACCAAGATAGAATAACAACACAGCCAATAGAAAAAAGATACTCAGACGGAATGTGGGTGTGGTCACAACCAAAGCCAGATAAGAAATATATTATATCTGCAGACGTAGCAAGAGGTGACGGATCAGACTTTTCTGCATTTCATGTAATTGATATTGAAGAATTAGAACAAGTAGCTGAATTTAAGGCAAAAGTTGACACAACTCGTTATGCAAACATACTAATGTCTGTTGGCACAGAATATAATGATGCAATACTAGTTGTTGAGAACAATAATGTAGGTTGGGCAGTATTACAAGTTCTGCTTGATAGAGAATATAGAAATCTATTCTGGCAAAAACGTGATATGAAGTATATAGATGCAAAATCACAACATACAAATAAGTACAGAAGAGAAGAAAAGAATCAAATTCCAGGATTTACAACTAGTATGAAAAGTAGACCATTAATAATTGATAAGCTGTCTAAATTTATAAGAGAAAAAGAAATAAAAATAAATTCAATTAGACTTATCGATGAATTGTATGTTTTTATATTTAATAATGGGAGAGCGGAAGCTTTAAAAGGATATAATGATGACTTAGTCATGAGTCTTGCTATAGGCCTTTGGATTAGAGAAACTAGTTTACGTCTTCATGAAGAAAACATGAGGATGTCAAGAGAAACAATGACAAAAATAGGGTCAAGCTCTGGTGTTTATACCGTAGAAGAAGAAAATGATTACGGATGGAAACATCATGTAAGAGACGGTAAAGAATCACTAACTTGGTTAATAGGCAAGTAATATGGCAGAACAAGATACATTTTATGACAAAATAAGAAGACTATTCTCAACAGGAGTCGTAGTAAGAAACGTTGGCGGTAAAAAATTAAAAGTAGTTGATACAGATGAAATACAAGCTGGATCAAAAACTTTGATGGACAGATACCAAAGGCTTCATTCTAGCCAGCACGGACATGGATCATATCATGGCTATAGCGGTGAACTAGCAAAGGCTCAAAGAATGGCACTATTCAGAGACTATGAAGCTATGGATGATGATCCTATCATATCTTCTGCATTAGATGTGTATGCAGATGAATCTACTATGAAGTCAGAGTACGGAAACGTTTTAGAGATAAAAGCAAATAATCCTCAAATACATGAAATACTTCATAATCTTTTTTATGACATATTAAACATTGAATTTAATCTATGGCCGTGGATTAGAAATATGTGTAAGTATGGTGATTTCTTTTTAAACTTAGATATAAAAGAAAAATTTGGAATTATAAATGTGCAACCTTTGTCTACATATGATGTGTCAAGAGTTGAAGACTTTGATCCTGATAATCCTTATGATGTAAAATTTATATTGGATGCAACAGACCCAAGAAATATGCCACAGAACGCAAGCCGCAATGAATTACAAAATTTCCAAGTAGCGCACTTTAGGTTACTATCAGACTCTAACTACATACCTTACGGTAAATCAATGGTAGAGGGTGGAAGAAGAGTATGGAAACAGTTAAGTCTTATGGAAGATGCTATGTTAATCCACAGAATTATGCGCGCACCAGAAAAAAGAATTTTTAAAATAGACATTGGTAATTTGCCTCCTAACGAAGTCGATACATACATGAAGAGAATTATCGATAAATCTAAAAAAGCACCTGTTGTAGATGAAAAGACAGGTGATTATAATTTAAAATATAATATGCAAAATCTAACTGAAGATTTTTATTTGCCTGTTAGAGGTGGAGATAGCGGAACTTCAATTGAGTCACTTCCCGGTTTAACATACGAGGCAACAGAAGATATTGAATATCTAAAAAATAAAATGTTATCTGCTTTAAAAATACCAAAAGCATTTTTAGGTTTTGAAGAGAATGTAGGAAGCAAAGCAACACTAGCAGCAGAAGATGTAAGGTTTGCAAGAACAATTGAAAGAATACAGAGAATAGTTGTAAGTGAACTAACAAAAGTTGCAGTTGTTCATTTATATTCACAAGGATATACAGACTCAGCGCTAGTTGATTTTGATTTGATATTGACTAGTCCTTCTACGATATATGAACAAGAAAGATTGGACCTTTGGGAAAAGAAAAATTCAATAGCAAGAGATATGAAAGAGCAATCTTTAGTATCACAACAATGGATATACGACAATATATTTAATTTTACAGATGCTGATACAAAAAAGATAGAAAAAGAAGTCGTTCACGACCATAAGCAAAAATTTAGATATTCACAAATTGAGATGGAAGGTAATGATCCTGTTCAATCAAAACAGACAGTTGGTACACCTTATGATCTAGCGACTGCAGGTGAAGAAGATGCTGGTGGAGGTGATGACACAGCTGCAGGTTCTATGTTTGGTGAAAAGCAATCAATAGCATCAAAAGAAGATAGAGAAACTCTTGGTGTTAGAGATGCATTAGGCAAACACGATTATAAACACGCAATGAAAAGAGATGACAATCCTATAAAACATAATTTTAGAAAAAGTCCACTTGCACTATCTCATTATGACGCATTTAAAAAAGGCTTGACTAAAAAAGACGCACAAATATTAAAAGAAATTGAAGATATAGACGACACAATAAACGGAACTAAGAATAAAACTTAGTTTCTGTATATTTATTTATGAACTCATTATATGCTTAGCTAAGGGTAATTATGAAACATTCAAAATACAAAAATAGCGGTTTATTATTTGAACTGCTCACAAGACAGATAACTGTAGATGCATTGAATAGCAGAGAAAATTCAAAAGCAACAGCACTAATTAAAAAACATTTTAATAAAAGCTCACAGTTGTTTAAAGAGGCGCAGATTTTTACAATGCTGCAACAAACAAAAGTTTTAAATCAAGATAAAGCAAAGCATTTAATTGAAACAACAGTAAAGTCTTATAATAAGACAGTTAATCAAAAAGCTTTAAGAAAAGAAAAATTTAATTTAATTAAGTCTATAAAAGAAAGTTTTGTTATTTCTGATTTTTTTAAGTCCAGAGTTCCAAACTATAAATTATTAGCATCTATTTATAATGTCATCTCTGAAGACTACACAAATCCAGTAAAGTCATCAAAGAGTTATTATACAGTTTTAGAACATATTTCTTCAAAGACAACAAAGAAAGAAGACACTGTATTATCTGAATTGAAAAAGCAAAATAAAGATTTAAGAACCTTAGCATACACAATATTAGTAGAGAAATTTAATAAAAAGTATAAATCTCTCACTAAAGCACAAAAAGATGTTTTAAGAGAATACATAAACAGTGTTTCAAATACGACAGCGCTAAAAGATTATTTACAGTCTCAGTTTAAAAGCGTATTGCTTGAACTTAAGAAGACGTATAATGATATTGATAATAAGATAATGAAGATTAAAATTACAGAGTGTGTCAAGCTCTTAAGCGAGACAAAGATAGCTACACCTACAAATTCACATGTTTTAAAATTAATGAGATTTCATCAACTATTATCTGAGATAAAGAAAGCCAATGTCAAATAAATACAAAGCACTAGCAGAGTTTATTAAAGAGCTGATAAGAAAAGAAATAGCAGAAGCCAGTGTTACAGGCAATATTGATGGAGGTGCTGGCCCACCAAAAACACCTTATGCATTTAGAAATCCAAAAGATAATGATAAAGATGAAGATGACTTAAAGCTTTCTAACGGTATGAAAATTGCAGAAAATTATCATCAATGGAAAACTGATGATAGTATGTCAACAAAGCAAAAGTTAGGTCATTCCATGAGAGAGATAAGAAATAGAATGACTGAGATAGAAAAGCTTGTTAAGTATCATTCTAAATTAAAGAAAGAAATGAAATTTGAGTCTAATCATTATTGGAAAAATACAACAAAAGCGCTCAACAAGATTTCAGAAAAATTAGTTAGACTTTCAACAAAAATCAAGGATTTAATATAATGGAAAGAACCTTATTAGTTGACACTATTCCTTTTGATGTGTCTAGACAAAAAATAAATGAGTCCATAAGCAACAATGGCGGAAGGCTAGTTGTGAGTGGTGTTTTGCAAAGAGCAGAATCTAAAAATCAAAATGGAAGAGTTTATCCAAAAGAAGTATTGGTTCGTGAAGCTAAAAAATATGCTCTAGAATTTATAAAAGAAAGAAGAGCTATGGGCGAATTAGATCATCCAGACTCTTCTGTTGTTAATTTACAAAACGTTTCTCATAATATATTGGAAATGAGCTGGAAAGGAAATGATTTAGTTGGAACAGTCGAAGTACTTTCAACACCAGCAGGTAATATATTAAGAGAATTATTTAAAAGTGGAATTAAATTAGGTATTAGCTCTAGAGGGTTAGGCTCTATTAAAAATGAATCACAAGGTGACGAAGTACAAGATGACTTTGAGTTAATAGGTTTTGATTTTGTTAGTAACCCATCAACACACGGCGCTTTTCTTAGACCAGTTAACGAATCAGTTAACAGATCACAAAAATTAAATAAGTGGATAGGTGTTGAAAAAGCCATAAGAAATATTTTAACAGGAGAACAATAATGGCAAAATTAAAAGATTTATTAAAAGAAGAACTAGGCGGAATTGTTTCACGCAATCCCTTCGAAAATTTAGAAATGACTTCTAAAAATCAAGATCTTACAAATATCGTCAGTAAGCTTATGAATAAAAAGCAGCAAAACTTAATGACAAAAGAAGAGTTGTCTTCTGCTGTTAACAATTACGGAGTTTATGGAAACTCAATATACGGAAAACACAACATAGCAGAAATCGCAAAAACATTTGTAAAAATAGCAGAGGCTTCACAAAAGCATGTTGTAGATGAGACTGCTGACTGGTTTGATAAAGTTACAGTTCAAAGAAATATGAAAGACTTAAAATCTCATGCAGGCCAATTTAATAAAATAGCAACAGAAGCAAAAGCATTACAAGATAGGATGTCTGCGCTATATGAAGATATGGGTAATATTTTAAATCGTTATTTTGAAATTAAAGAGCTTAATGAAGATAGAACTCCAGATGCATTGAAGAAAGTAAAAATGCACGTTAAAGGTATTAATCAATCTGCTAAGGCGTTAGCAAAAGCTGCAAATCAAAACAGCGATAAAGATATGATGGATGAAGTATTAGGTATTATATACTTTGCAGAAGAAGTTAAAAAGATCATGATGGATAAAAAGTCATATCAACAAGCCACACAAAACAGATAAATTAGAAAAAGAGGACTAGATGTCAATCTATGTAAAGGTTAAAAATAATAAGTTCGAATTTGCTTTAAAGAAATTCAAAAAGAAAGTCAAAGAATCAGGTATCTTACATGAGATACAACAAAGACAGTTTTATGAAAAACCTTCAGCTATCAAACGTGATAAAAACGCGAAAGCAAGGCTTCGTGCTCAAGTACGTTCAAAAAAAGCTGAACTTTAATTTTTTTATACCATACTTATATAAAAATATAATGCACCTACATTCGTTAGGTGTTCCGAAATAATCGAATCAGATTATAGTTCAAAATAACTATATAACTCTCTTAGAGGAGAATCCTAATGGATAATTTATTAAAAGAAGCAATTGCTGACGCAAAAGCCGTGCGCGAAACTGCATTAGCAAATGCTAAAATAGCCCTCGAGGAGGCCTTTACTCCACATCTGAAATCAATGCTTTCTAAAAAGCTGCAAGCTGAAATGGAAGGCGAAGATGAGGAATCACACGATGAAGGGTATCATGGCGAAGATGAAGAGCTAGATGAAGAAATGGATTCATCTGAAATCGGTGCTTCTGACAACAAAGAACCTGAAGCTGATGCTGCTGAAGCAGACGCTCAAGGTCCTGAAGACGAAGGCGCTCCAGTTGAAGCTGGAATGGAAGACGAAGACATGGAAGAGACCGAACAGCCTATGGGTGAAAACCAAGAAATGGGCACAGAAGATGAAGAAATGGAAAAAGCTCCTGATCAACCTATGGACGAAAACATGGCTGACGAAATGGAAGACGAAGACATGGAAGAAGAATATGCCAATAGTGAAGATGAAGATCTAGAAGAAGTTCTTAGACAGTTAGAAGCTGAAATGTCTGACGAAGACGAAGAGCCAGCTGAAGCAATGCACGACGAAGAAGACGAAGTACCTGCTGAAGCTATGCACGACGAAATGGAAGACGAAGACATGGAAGAAGCTATGCATGACGAAGAAGAAGTAGATCTTGATGAAATCATTAAGGCACTTTCTGAAGAAGACGAAGAAGAAGTCAAGGAAGAAGAAGCTCATGATGAAGAAGACAGTGTTGAAGAACAACTTGAAGAGTATAAGAAAACAGTTGTGTATTTAAAAGATAAGCTTTCCGAAGTTAATCTTCTTAATGCAAAACTACTTTATACAAACAAGTTATTCAGAAGCAGAAACGTATCTGAAGCTCAAAAAATGAAAGTTATTGAACAGTTTGACAGAACTACTTCTGTACGTGAAGTTAAACTTGTTTATAGCACATTTGCAGAGTCAATGAATCGTAAGCCTGTTAACGAATCAGCTCGTAGAAAGAGTCAAGCTTCGAAGCCAATAACTTCTACTCAGTCAAAGAAGCCAATCATCGGTGAAAGTACGGACTTCAAAAGCCGTATGAAGAAATTAGCTAACATTATTTAATTGGAGAAACCTAATGTCATTTAACAATGAACTAAAAGACGTAATGGGCGGATACAATCCTCATAATGTGCTTCTTGATTCCTCTCGTAAATTGGTTAAAAAGTGGGAACCCACTGGCCTTTTAGAAGGAATTGAGAAAGAATCTGACGTAGCCGGGATGGCTGTATTGCTTGAAAACCAAGCAAAGCAGTTAATCGATGAGGCTTCTCAGGTCGGTACTTCAGCAAATCAAGAACAGTGGAGCGGTGTTGCTCTACCATTAGTTCGTAGAATTTTTGCTGAATTATCTGCACAGGAATTTGTTTCTGTACAACCCATGAACCTACCGTCTGGTCTAATATTTTACTTAGACTTCAAGTATGGTTCAACACAAAACAGTGGATTATTGCACGCTAAAGATAGCGATCTTTATGGTAATACATCCTCTTCTGGCGATCCCTCCGGTGGCCTTTACGGTGCTGGAAAATGGGGTTATTCTGTTAACGATACCAAAACTTCTGGTGTAACTTTTGCTACAGGATCTGTATCAATTGCTGACATCAGGGGTGATGCTAACTTATCAGCTTCTCAAGCTGCTGGTAGCTTAGTAAAAGTATTGTTGTCAGGTTCTGCTGCACTTACAAACCCAGATCTCGAAGGTGTTAAATCCTTTGCAATCTCTGGTTCTGGTACAGCTGAATTAACAGCATTCTACCCTGCATTTTCATCATATGATGAATCAGTTGATGTTATCTCATTTATCGTTGATCCAGCTGGTGCTATTGTACCTGGAACTATCGACGTAAATTATGGTAAACAGCCAGCTGACACAACACGTGGCGATTTCGAAACTACATTTGCTGCTGAAGGATCTAATCCTGAAGAATCAAATGCTGGTATTCCTGAAGTTGACATCCAGATGCGTTCAATCGCAATTACTGCTAAAACTCGTAAGTTAAAAGCTGTATGGACTCCAGAGCTTGCTCAGGATCTTAACGCTTATCATGCTGTCGATGCTGAAGCAGAGTTGACTGCAATGCTTTCTGAGTATGTTACTATGGAAGTTGATATGGAAATCGTTGACATGTTAAAACAAAACGCATCTGCAAAGACTGAGTTTTGGTCAGCAGAGTTAGGATACGAGTGGAATGGTTCTGCTTTTGCACAAACTTCCGCTAATGTAGCTGCTTACACAAAAGGTGAGTGGTTCCAAACTCTTGGTAACAAGATACAGTCAGTATCTAATGCAATCCATAAAAAGACTCTACGTGGTGGAGCTAACTTCATCGTGATTTCACCTGAAGTTGCTACAATACTTGAGTCAATTCCTGGATTTGCTACTGATTCTGATGGCGATGCTACCAAATCATACGCAATGGGCGTCCAGAAGATTGGTGCTCTAAATAACAGGTTTAATGTTTATAAGAACCCATATCTACAAGATGATCAGATTCTTTGTGGATTTAGAGGTGCACAGTTCCTTGAAACAGGTGCTGTTTATGCTCCTTACGTTCCTATGATCTTAACACCAGTTGTTTACGATCCAACCAACTTCACACCTCGTAGAGGCGTGATGACTCGCTATGCTAAGAAGATGGTTAGACCAGAATTCTACGGCTTAGTTAACGTTGCAAAATCTAATCTTGTGTAAGCTAGACTAGATTTATCATATTAAAGGGGTCCTTTGCGGCCCCTTTTTTATTTCTGTTGTGATATTGTTTTGTTTTGTGATATTTATAAAAGGAAACGTTTCTTAATTGGAGAATATAAATGGCTGTTGAAATTTGGAGTGGCAGTAGTTCATTCTCATCTGGCGCAACACCGTACGGTTTTTATGATGCCGATAATGAATTCACGTCATCAGCAGATAAATTCGCAGATTGGTCTGCTAGGAGATTAGGCTATCCTATAGTGGATGTCGAAATGCAATCTGGCTCTTTTTACGCTTGTTTTGAAGAGGCAGTATCAGAATATAGCGCACAAGTTAATCAATTTAATATTAGAGATAATTTACTTCACCTTCAAGGTCAAGCAACAGGATCATCATTGACAGGAAAAAGAGTTACACCTACTTTAGGAAGAACAGTATTTTTAAGTCAACAATATGGAACTGAAGCAGGTGTAGGTGGATATGTAGACTGGAAAAAAGGAAGTATTACAGTTACAAGTGGAAGTCAAGAATATGACTTAAATTCACTATACGCAAATGTTTCAGAGTCAGGAAATGGTGCAATTGAAATAAAGAAAGTTTATCACGAAGCACCACCTGCAATTAACAAATATTTTGATCCCTATGCTACTACTGGATATGGAACTGCTAATTTTGTAGAAGGATTTGGATTTGGTGATTATTCACCTGCAGTATCATTTGTTCTTATGCCTGTATTTGAAGATCTATTAAGAATGCAAGCAATAGAATTTAATGA